ATATGGCTCGTAAAACTAACCCATTCGGCAAAAGCCGAAAAGTCGATAACCCATACGCCACCTATAGAAACAGCGAAGGCTGGGAGTGGCGAGTGCTAAAAGCTTACAACCACCCTGACAATGTCAATCGCAATCACTTAGCCCGTTGGTTTTGTGCCGTGAAGTCACCCATGACGCATGGGACATGGGACATGGGCGATGTGTATATCAAGGACGTACTAGGCGAAAAGCCTTTTGAAAGACGCAAAAGCGCGTGTGGCAGGCTCAGTGGGTTCACCCCAGAGTGGCAAGCCCACCATAGCCATCACCCGATTGATACAGACTTTACGGTTGATGTAAGTGAGGTCAGCAAGGATGAGGCTGAGGATGTCTCAAGGCTACTCGAAGTCCTGTTTGCCGAACCAATCTTTGACCAAAAAGCGCACTAATCCCTCCCAAGAAGTGCGTAGCCCCACAGTGGTTTCCCTCCTATCCCACTGTGGGGCATTTTTTTCGTTACATTGTAACGATTATGTAGGACTTACAAACATGAATATATTCTATCTTGACAAAACCTCAGAGAAAGCCGCTCTGTATCATTGCGACAAACATGTTCCCAAGATGATTTTGGAGACAGCCCAGATGCTGTCCACCGCCAAGCGACTGCTATGTCCCTCGCGGGACTATCATGCGTCTCTGGGTTCAGACATTTATCAGGCGGCATATCCTAACCATCCATCGACTAGGTGGGTGCGTGAGTCTATTCACAACTACACATGGGCGTACTGCCTGTACCTTGACCTGTGTACGCAGTATCGCAACCGTTTCGACAAAATCCATTCAGCAGAGAAGCTACGACCAGAGCTTGGTAAGCTTCCCGACCCCCCTAGTGACCACCCGTTCTACTCGAATCCGTGGTCTGAGCCGCCCTTATGTATGCCTGACCAATACAAGGATGCACCCTCTTGTGTTGAGGCATACCGCGCCTACTACTTCTTCGAGAAGCAATCGTTTGCCTCTTGGGAACGGTGCGCCAAGGGTATGCCTGCTTGGTTCAAGAGCAGGCTTGAATTGCAACGAGAGGTGCAGAAAGGAGTATTTTCAGGTGAGCAACGTACACATACCCTTTAAGCCCGAAAAAAATGATGACGGGCGAAACCATGTTCTTAGTCTTTTTGAAGACGAAGAAACTGGGTGTCTCGAAGTGGCGCATATCGTGGACGGGAAGATAGAAGGTGAACCATTTGCGTTCACTGGTATCACCACCCTTTTAGAGATAATGCTTGATGCAATGGTCTGCAACTTTGACAGTTTCAGACGATTTGAAGTCAAGCTAGAACTTGTAAGCAGTAATGACAATAAGGACTAACAGACACGATGAGTTTATATGTAAAACTACCTTTCTCCCGCGAACTCTTCGTGGAGAGAACCACAAAGTGCTTTTTTAGCTTAGAGACAACTCAAACAATGTTATATAGAGATATTCAAGCCTGTTTATTCGGGCTACGGATTATCTGGAGCAAACCAAATGTCGAAAAACGCAGACAGCGAAACCGACTTAGACATTAAATGTCTACATAAGATTAGTAGTTTACTGAACGAGTTTCGCAAATTAGACAACGAAATGCCCATTCAGCAGGTACTAACCTTTCTTTGGGTGGCTTTGAAAGAGGCCGATGGGGTTAACATCAAGGACGTAGCGGATAACCTTGGCATCAGCCAAGCATCTGCCAGCCGCAATGTTAATGCCTTTATGAAGATAAATCGCTATAGGCGCACGGGTCATGACTTGATTGAAACGCATGAAGACCCAATGCACCGAAGCCGAAAGCTTTGTAACCTCACCCACAAAGGCACATTGGTAAAGAAAACATTATTGGAGATAATGCAATAAAATGACAATCGTACAGCGTGGTAATTCCTACCAAGCTTACGTTGCTCATGCATCCCAGAGACTACGGCGTAGTTTTAGAAGTAAAGCTGAAGCCGTAGCGTGGGAAGCATTGGCACGAGAAGCACTTGAAAACGATAAGCCCGTACCAAACCCGCCTAAAAACGGTGTTGGAAACGGGTGGACACTTAGAGAAGCATTCAATCGAACCTTCGCCCTTCATTGGGAGGGTGGTAGGTCTGAGCGAATAATGCTCATCAACATGACCAAGGCGATGGATTTTTTCGGTCGCCAGAAGTTAATCACTGATGTAACCACATCAGATGTGGACGATTATATTCTCCACATGAAAGAAGCTGGGCTGTCGGGGGCGACCATCAATCGCCGCTTGGCAGTGCTTAGTAAAACCTTCAGGGTTGCACGAGAGTACGATAAATACTCTGGTAACATAGTGTTCCGCCGACAACGTGAGGGTGAACACCGCCTGCGTTGGCTGGATGACGATGAAATCAGTCGTGTTGTAAGCACTGCTGGCAACCTTGGCTATGCGAACCTACAAGATGCCATCGTTGTGTCACTGGACACTGGGGTGCGTCAGGGTGAGCTAGGGCGTATCAAAGCCCATGACCTCATATCCGAAGGGCTTATGGTATGGGAAAGCAAGAATGATGTAGCCCGAACAATCCCTCTGACCTCACGTTCCAGAAAAATCATGGAGCGTAGGAAAGACCGTGGAAACAATCTGCTGTTCAAAGAGGGATACTCACGCTCTGCGTGGGACAGAACCCGCACCAAGGCAGACCTTGGCGAGGACGTAGTGTGGCACACCCTGCGCCATACCTTCGCCAGTCGGTTGGTACAAAGAGGGGTGGCTCTTCAGGTCGTTAAGGAACTGATGGGACACAAAACTATGGCTGTGACCATGCGCTATGCCAAGCTTGCGCCTCGCAATCTGGCAGACGCAATCTCCATGCTTGAATAATAGCATGATTGTGGCGTATATCGTGGCATAGGTGTGGCGAGCGTGGTGGAACTGGTAGACACAAGGGACTTAAAATCCCTCGCTATTTCAATGGCTTGCGGGTTCGACTCCCGCCGCTCGCACCACCCTTAAAAACTAAAGTCCAACCAATACCAGACTGCATATTCCCGAAACACTAGACAAATCAAACCGTTACATTGTAACGCTTTTTAACGACAACACATATGCCGAAGCGTAAGACTTACACTATGATGTGCCACATAATGGACACTATAGATGTATTAGGAAACGTAGGTAGTAGTACCCTAAAGGAAACCTATAGAGATGGCTGTTAAGTACATCCTGATTGTATTCCTAGAAATGCAGAACGGCCTTCACCCTGTTGAAGCACAACTGGACATGTCTGCATATGAATGCATGAGAACTGCTCTCAAGATAAACACTGAAAGCACAACTGGCAGAATGGCGGTGTGTATGCCGCTTGCCAAAGGAGACTAGATGAAACTCATTGAACAACAATTCGAGTTAGAAAGTGAGATGCGCTCTACAGGCGTAGAATACTATAAATCTCAAGTAGCCAAAGCTGTCGCCAGCGGAGGCGAAAGCAACACGCTGTATGGCATTCTTGCCATGAAACAAAGCGTAGATGCCGTTACAGAAGCCATCAGGGTGTTCCTCGATGACAGCTTCAACGGAAAACCAAGTCGTGGAGCGTCTTCGGCATATTTGCTCAAGATGCTAGACGAAGAGGTAGCCGCTTATCTTGGCCTCAAGTTTGTGATGGATGGTATTAGCCACCAGCACTCTCTGACCAAAGTCGCAATGAAGATTGCTGGAGCTTTAGAAGACGAGTTTAAGTTTGGCTGTTTCAAGGAACAAGAACCGAAGTGGTTCAACAAGATTGCTCGTGATGTAAACAAGCGAACATCTAATCGCTTGTACCGCCGCTATGCCATCATCCATACGATGAACAAGAAAGCTCTTATCGAATACGAGCCGTGGACAAAGCAGGAGAAGATGCACTTGGGTTGCAAGGTAATCGACCTGATTATCCAATCTACTGGCATCTGTAAGCTCGTCACGCACACTTACGGGCGTAACCGTAGAATGCTCCATGTCACAGCTACCGATGAAACGATGGACTGGGTGAGCCGTGTGAACAAGCGCAGTGAGGCTTTGTCGCCTCGCTTCATGCCTTGTGTCATCCAACCGCGTCCGTGGTCATCCCCATTCTCTGGTGGATACCACAGCAATCACATCCACCCGCTTCCGCTGGTCAAGACGACCAACAAGCGTTATTTCGATGAGCTTGAGTTCCATGAGATGCCAGAGGAATATGATGCTACCAACGCATTGCAGAACACGGGCTGGCGGGTGAACCAGTGGGTGCTGGATGTTATGCAACAGTGCTGGGAGTCTGGTGAGGACTGGGGCGGTCTACCAGCCCGTAATCCGTTCCCGTTACCACCGTCACCCTTTCCCAACGTCAAGAAGTCGGATATGGACGAAGCCCAGCTTGGTCGTTTCGTTCAATGGAAACATGCGGCCTCTCGTGTCCATCAGGCAAATGCGCGTATGACCAGCAAGCGGATGCAACTGGTGCGGACGATGAACATGGCTGAAAAGTTCAGTGAGTTTGAGAAGTTCTTCTTTGTGTACCAAATGGATTTCCGTGGTCGTAAGTATGTGACCAGCAGTTTCCTATCGCCCCAAGGCCCAGACTATGCTCGTGCGTTATTGGAGTTTGGTGAGGGGAAACCGTTGGGCGACAGAGGCCGCTACTGGCTGGCTGTCCACGGGGCAAATGTGTTTGGCTATGACAAAGTCTCATTCGATGACCGCGTGGCGTGGGTCGAAGAGAACGAAGAAAACATATTGGCCTACGCCCGTGACCCATTTGAGGCGCGGGAGTGGACTAACGCTGACAAGCCTTGGTGCTTCCTAGCGTTCTGTCACGAATGGAAGCGGTGTGTGGTCGATGGTGGGGTCAGCTACCTGCCTGTGTCCCTTGATGGCTCTAATAACGGTCTACAGCATCTCTCAGCCATGCTTCGGGATACCCGTGGTGCGCTTGCAACGAACCTGCGAAACTCAGATGTGCCGCAGGACATCTACCAAGACGTAGCTGATGCTGTGATTGACATGCTGAAGCGTGAGGATGACCCGATGGCTCGTCAGTGGTTGGACTTTGGTGTCAACCGCAAGACAACCAAGCGGCCTGTGATGGTCGTACCATACGGGGGACAGTTGTACTCGACCCGCCAGTATATTGAGGATTACATTCAAGAGCGTATTGAACTGGGTCATACCAACCCGTGGGGTGATGACCTGTTCGAGCCTAGCCGATACCTGTCGGAGTTCGTTTGGCAAGCCATTGGCGGTGTCATTCAGTCGGCGCGTCAAGTGATGGACTGGCTACAGGAAGTAAGCTATCTTGTGTCCAGTGAGAATATCCCGCTGATTTGGGAAACCCCGACTGGGTTTCTGGTACACCAGATGTATCCAGAGATGCGCTCTCGCCGTATCACAACCACAATCGACAACACGCTCATCAAGCCTAGCTTGCGTGAGCCAAACCACCAGAAGACTGACCGAAGACGGGCAGTTAATGGAAGCAGTCCAAACTTCGTGCATTCGATGGATTCGTCAGCAATGACGAAAACAATCAATCGGTGCGTGAAGCTGGGCATCAAAGACTTTGCGATGATTCACGACAGCTACGGCACTCACGCTTGTGATACCGATGCGCTGTTCGCGGCGACTCGCGAAGCCTTTGTGGAGTTGTATCGTGACAACGATGTTTTAGAACAATTCCAAAAAGCGGCGGGAGAGGTGCTTGAAGAAGTACCCACACCACCGCAGAGGGGCGACTTCAGTATTGAAGAAGTCCTAATGAGCGATTACTTTTTCGCTTAGTTATCCACTTTGGTAATATTCACCTTTGTGGACATTATAGATGTCATGAACCGTTACATTGTAACGATTGTCGAGATGGAGAAAAAAAGACAAATGGCTAACACAGTAACTACGCCTCTAGGCACGGCTTATTATGCCTACATCTTCACACCTGATACGAAATTTGACGAGAACGGTGTGTACCAAGTGAACCTTCGTATGTCGAAGTCAGATGCCAAACCCTTGGTCAAGGTCATCGACAACACCATCGAAGAAACGATGGAGTCCTCTACATCCAAGAAGAAAAAGCTTGCACCCAAGCCTTACTTCAAAGCCACGGATGCGGAAGGCAATGAGACTGGCGAGATTGAGTTCAAGTTCAAGCAGAAGGCAGTCATAAAAACCAAGAAGGGTGACATGAAAATGCAACCCAAGGTTTTCGATAGCAAAGGCAAGCCGCTTGTCGAGCAGATGCTCGTAGGCAATGGCTCACGCATCAAGATTGCATTCGAGCCTTATGGTTACGATGTCCCCAGCATTGGTGTTGGAGCATCTCTACGCCTGAAGGCTGTCCAGATTGTTGACCTTGTAAACGCAGAAGTCGGTGGATTCGGCTTCGGTGAAGAGGACGGCAACTTCGTTGTTGAAGCAAACAATAATAATGACAACACGGATGAGAGCGATGACGAAGAAGAAGACATCTTCGCCGAAGAAAACGAAGAATCAGACGGCGACTATTAAGTTCCGTTCTAAATTTGAGGAAACGGTAGCAGAAGCTCTGGGTGAATGTTGTCCCGACTACGAGTACGAAACATTGCGTATCCCGTATGTCGTGGAGCGAAACTACAACCCAGACTTCATACTTCCCAGCGGTATCATCATTGAAGCTAAAGGTTATTTCAAATCTGCTGACCAACGGAAACACAAGCTCATCAAAAAACAGCATCCCGACAAAGACATTCGGTTCGTGTTTCAGAAAGCTAGTGTCCGTGTTCAAGGAAGCAAACTCACTTGCGCCGAATGGTGTGAGCGATACGGCTTCCTGTATGCAGAAGGAAAAGTCCCCGAAGAATGGGCTAAGGAGAAAAACCAAAATGGCTAAAAGAAAAGATACTGATTACATCATCATTCACTGCTCTGCCACACCCCCGTCTATGGATGTGGGTGCGAAGGAGATTGATAAATGGCATCGCCAGCGTGGCTGGAGAAAAATCGGATACCACTTTGTCATCACCCGCGATGGAGACATTCAGCAGGGCAGAGAGCTAGACGAGATTGGCGCACATTGTCGTGGACTCAACTCCACGAGCGTGGGTGTCTGTCTCGTTGGTGGTGTTAATGCGGAAGGCGAACCCGAAAGTAATTTTACCGATAAACAGTGGGCAAGCCTCGAAGAGTGCATCAAAGACTTACTACTCCCGTACTCCCATGCGGAAGTCACAGGTCACAACAAACACTCGTCAAAAGCTTGTCCCTCATTTGATGTGGAAGAATGGTGGAAAGAAACGATAGCGAGTTCGTTCAGCATGTAGCTTGCCCAAGTTGCCCTTCGTCAGACGGCTTTGCGCTGTATGATGACGGTCACGGTTATTGCTTTGTGTGCGGCTACCACGCGAACAGCGGCTTCACGCCTAGCAAACCGAAAGAAACGAAATTGACAAACCTAATTGAAGCGGGTGAACCCCGCGCACTTAAAAAGCGACAGTTGTCGCTGGAAACCTGTAAGAAATGGAACTACGCAGTTTCAACTTACAATAATCAGACCGTTCAGGTAGCGAACTACACGGACGCTTCTGGGAGCATTGTCGCTCAGAAACTACGCTTTCCCAACAAGGACTTTTTGTTCCTTGGAGACAGCAAGCAGGCTGGCCTGTACGGGCAGAGCCTGTGGCGGGACGGTGGCAAAATGGTCACCATTACCGAAGGCGAACTTGATGCCTTGAGCCTTTCGCAGGCTATGGGCAACAAGTGGCCTTGTGTAAGCATCAAGCGTGGCGCGGCAGGCGCGAAAAGAGACATTCAAGAATCTCTGGAGTGGCTCAACAAGTTTGAGACTGTCGTTTTTATGTTTGACAATGATGACGCTGGTCGCAAAGCGGCGAAAGAATGCGCGGCACTGCTCCCACCAAACAAAGCCAAGATTGCCCAGTTGCCCCTGAAGGATGCCAGCGAGATGCTGGTAGCAGGCAAGGTGGACGAGCTTATCAACTGCATGTGGGGCGCAAAAGAGTTCCGACCAGACGGCATCCTCAATGGTGCTGACCTCTGGGACGTAGTAACACGCGAAGACAATACCAAGTCGTTTCCATACCCATATGACGGACTGAACCAGAAGACCCTTGGGCTACGGCGTGGAGAGATTGTCACGGTGACTGCTGGGTCTGGCATAGGCAAGTCACAGTTATGTCGTGAGTTCGCTCACTACCTTCTGACCCAAGGCGAGACTATTGGCTATATCGCTCTCGAAGAGAGTGTCCGCCGTACTGCTCTTGGCCTGATGTCGATTGCAGTCAACCTGCCCCTGCACTTGGGCAGTAAGGATGTGGACGAGAAGGACATGAAAGAAGCCTTCGACAGCACCTTGGGTACTGGGCGTGTCTACCTGTATGACCACTGGGGTTCGACTGAAAGCGAGAACCTCATCAGCAAAATCCGCTATCTGGCGAATGGGTGCGAATGCAGTTTCATCGTCCTTGACCACATTTCGATTGTCGTGAGTGGCCTAGAGGGTGGCGATGAACGCCGAATGATTGACAACACCATGACCAAGCTTCGTGCGCTGGTCGAGGAGTTAGATATCGGCCTCATATTGGTCAGTCACCTCAAACGACCTGATGGCAAAGGCCATGAGGAAGGCGCACAGACATCTCTCTCACAGCTTCGCGGCTCTGCTTCGCTTGGGCAACTAAGTGACATCGTAATCGGCTGTGAGCGCAACCAACAGGATAACACTCATGCAAACATTACCACACTGCGTGTTCTCAAGAACCGCTGGACGGGTGAGACAGGCGAGTGTTGTTCATTGGCTTGGGACAGAGACACTGGTCGCATGGTCGAAGTAGACCTAGCGGAATTACAAACCGACTTTGAAACGCTGGATAACACAGAGGGGTACTAGCAATGGCAAAAATAAAGAGCGAAGTAGAAATCACAGTTGATGTGACTCTGGAGAAAGATGGGCTGGGTGTACTTGCGTTTTCCGACCCTGAAACACCGCCTCAACTTTTTTCAATCACCTATGACGCTCTTTTCGATGAAACTGATGAGCTATATGGCAATGGGCGTGGGGGTCTGATTAGTGACCCTGAAGACAAAGAAACCGTCCTAGCCATTGCACATCAGCTTCGTGACCTTGCCGATGACCTCGCCAACCTGTGCGGACAGACACTGTAACTAAAAACGTAACAATGTAACGATTATGAGACTGATATTTGATATTGAGGCCAATAGCCTCGCACCTGACATTGTACACTGCATTGTCGCACGGGATGCGGACACAGACGAAGAGTATGTGTTCCGTCCTGACCAGCTTGAGGCAGGGCTTGAACTCCTTGCACAGGCTGACTGCCTGATTGGGCATAACATAATGGGCTACGATTTACCTGCCCTCAAAAACATCTTTGACTTCGACTATGAAGGCGAGGTGCGTGACACGTTAGTGATGTGCCGCCTTATCTGGTCTGACGTTAAGAACAAGGACTTCACGCTCTATCATGCAGGCAAACTGCCACCGAAGATGATTGGCTCACATAGCCTCAAGGCATGGGGTTACCGCCTTGGAGAACTGAAGGGCGACTTTGGTGAGCAAGAAGACTTTGATGTTTTCACTGAGCAGATGCTTGAGTACTGCCGCCAAGATGTGAAGGTGAATAAACGCCTGTTCTCAAAGATTGAGGGCAAGAACTACAGCGAAGAGGCCATCAAGTTGGAGCATGAGGTACACCACCATTTATTGGTGCAGGAGTACCTTGGGTTTCCCTTTGATGAGCAGGCTGGCTGGAAGCTGTATGGCGAGTTGTCTAACCGCCGCACAGAGATTGAGGCTGAACTTCAAGAGGTCTTTCTGCCGTGGCGTGAAGAGACAGAGTTCATACCCAAGGTCAACAATAAGAAACTTGGTTATGTGAAGGGTGAGCCTTTCATCAAAGTCAAAGAAACTGTTTTCAATCCCTGTTCCCGTGAACACATAGCCCGTGCGCTTCGAGAGCGATACGACTGGAAACCTGATGAGTTCACTGAGACAGGGCTTGCAAAGGTGGACGAGACTGTTCTCTCTGCCTTGAATTACCCAGAGGCAAAACTTCTATCTGAATACCTGATGCTCCAGAAACGACTGGGACAGCTTGGGGAAGGTAAGCAAGCTTGGCTCAAGCTCGTTAAGAAAGGACGAATACATGGACGGGTCAATCATATGGGAACGCATACGTCACGTTGTACGCATTCAAATCCCAACACTGGTCAAATACCTTCTACAGGGGCTACTTACGGTAGTGCTTGTCGGAGTCTTTTTATCGCTCCTGATGGCTATCGTATTGTCGGCTGTGATGTTAGCGGTCTGGAGCTACGCGCTCTGGCTCATTATATGGCTCTATACGATGGGGGAGCGTATGCCGATGAGATACTTACGGGAGACATACATACAACCAACATGGAAGCCGCTGGCTTACCTTCACGAGCGACTGCAAAGACTTTCATCTACGGGTTTCTCTACGGTGGAGGTGATGAAAAAATCGGTAGCATCGTTGGTAAAAATGCTCAAGCGGGACGAAGGCTCAAAGCCCAGTTCCTAAAAAAGACCCCTGCGCTTGCCAAGCTTCGTGACAACGTGAGCAAGGCGGCAGAAAACAGGGGCTACCTAAAAGTGTTGGATGGGCGAAAAGTGCCTGTCCGACATAAACACGCAAGCTTGAATACGCTTCTTCAAAGCACGGGTGCAATCATCTGCAAGCGGTGGCTCGTTGAGTTCCATCGCAAGATGCAGGCTGAAGGCTTTGTGCTTGGAGAGGACTATTACCAAGCGGCATTTGTTCATGATGAGCTTCAGATTATAGCCAAAAAGAGCATCACAGAGCGCGTAGGAGCTTTGTGTGTGGAAGCCATCGCGGACGCGGGAGAAGCCTACAACTTCCGACTACGACTTGATGGAGAGTATAATGTCGGAAAAAACTGGGCTGAAACCCACTAAGAAAGACCGAAAGAAATTTGATTTAGACCTTGCTTACGGACAGCTTCATGAAGACCGCATTGCGGACATGCTTCAGAACAAAAAAATCGAGGTCAAAACAGAGCGTGACCAGTGGTCAAAAACTGGGAACATCTGCATCGAGTTTCAAAGCTGGGGAAAGCCCAGCGGTATAAAAGCAACCGAAGCCGATTTCTGGTTTCATAATCTTGCTTTGGGTGATGACGTTTTTTGCACCTTGGTGTTTAGCGTTGATAACCTGAAGAAAATCGTTGAACGCCTCGACCACCATCGCGTTGTAAACGGCGGTGACCATAATGCGTCCCGCATGTTTCTTGTGAACCTGTCGAAGCTGTTCAGTACGGATACGGTCAAACTGTACGCTGACCTATCCACTGAGGAAACTGACACATGAATGTACGACTACTTGTTGATGGAGACATCATCGCATACCGCACAGCGGCGGCTTGCGAACACCCAATAAAATGGGATGAAGACCTATGGACTTTGCACACCAGCGAAGCAGAGGTCATGGCTGAACTGACGAAGAGCATTGAGGCTTTGAAAGATAAGTTCAAAACGGAAGAGGTAATCATCGCCTTGTCTGACCGTAAGAACTTCAGAAAGGAACTGAATCCTGAGTACAAAGCCAATCGTGCCAACACCCGAAAGCCTATGGGCTTGGGAGTTGCACAGGACTTCTTCAAAACCAAATACCTAGCAGTCATATGGCCTACGCTTGAGGCGGATGACGTTCTTGGAATCATGGCTACACAAAGCTTTGATGAAGATACAATCATCGTTTCGGACGATAAAGACCTGCAAACGATTGCTGGCTACCACTACAACAAAGGTGAGGTTATTGAGGTATCAGAACAACAAGCCCTCAAAAACTTCTACACCCAAGTACTGACGGGCGATACGGCTGACAACTACAAAGGTTGTCGTGGCGTTGGGCCAGTCAAAGCAGAGCGCATCCTTGCTGGATGCAGAACATCACTTGATATGTGGCAGGCCGTTCTTGGTGCTTATGCCAAAGCTGAACAGCCCAGTGAAGACGCACTGATGAATGCTCGTATGGCTTACCTGCTTCGTGCTGGTGATGTGAATGTCTCCTTCGGCAACGTCAAGCTATGGGAGCCGCCTTTGACCGCAGACGAAGGTTACACGAAGGAGATGGCACATGGCTCGTGAAAGTTACCACGACTACATGGGTCGCTCCATGAAAGAGATGCGGGAAAGCACTAATAGCAAACGCCAAAACCTTCTGGTTGCACATGAAGCCATGTGTGCCAAGGCGCGAGTTCTTATGGACAAGAAAAACCAAGATTACGCAGGTGACGAAGACATCTTTGCCAACTTTCGGCGGACTGAAGATATGGGTATCACCTCTACAGAAAAGGGCTTTCTGGTTCGTATGACCGACAAGTTTAGTCGGTTGGCTTCGTTCACCGAAAACAATGAGTTGGCGGTGAAGGATGAGTCAGTCGAGGACACTTTGATTGACATCATCAACTACGCCGTCCTGTTCCACCAATATATAAAGACGAAAAAAGACGAAAATGAAAAGTAATTATCTCCCCACAGACTACCAAACATTCATCGCCACTTCCCGATATGCTCGTTGGCTTCCTGAAGAGGAACGCCGCGAGTCATGGGGTGAAACTGTAGACCGTTTCATGGCAAACATTATTGAAAGACACATAACCGATAAGAAGACTGTCAAACAGGTTCGTGAGGCTATCCTTAATTTGGATGTAATGCCTTCCATGAGAGCCTTAATGACAGCAGGCGAGGCCGCAGACCGTGACAACACTTGTATATATAATTGTTCCTATCTCCCTGTTAATCATCCACGCGCATTTGATGAAGCAATGTTCATTTTGCTTTGCGGGACTGGGGTAGGCTTCAGTGTGGAGCGTCAGTACATAGATGCTCTGCCAACAATCCCTGCCGACCTTGCGCCGTCCGATGACACGATTGTTGTCCAAGACAGTAAAGAGGGTTGGTCTAAAGCATACCGCAAGCTCATCTCATTCCTGTACAGCGGCGACATTCCGCAGTGGAACTTGGACAAGATACGCCCAGCGGGTGCGCGACTGAAGACCTTCGGAGGCCGCGCCAGTGGCCCAGAGCCGCTTGACCAGTTGTTCCGCTACACAGTGGACAAGTTCAAAGAGGCCGCTGGTCGCCGTCTGGACAGCTTCGAGTGTCACAGCATCATGTGCAAGATTGGTGAGATTGTTGTCGTAGGCGGTGTGCGCCGCAGTGCAATGATTAGTCTCAGCAATTTGCAGGATGACAAGATGCGTACCGCCAAATCAGGCAACTGGTGGGAACACCGACCTGAGATGGCCTTGGCAAACAACTCAGTTGTCTACACCAAGACCCCCGACATGGAAGCATTCATGCGTGAATGGGTTGCCTTGGTAGAAAGCAAGTCAGGTGAGCGGGGCATCTTCAGCCGCGTAGCCGCACAAGCACATGTAGAAAACAACGGACGGCGAGAACACGACCACGAGTTTGGGTGCAACCCATGCTCTGAAATCCTGTTGCGTCCTTATCAGTTCTGCAACCTGTCTGAGGTAGTCGTAAGAGCTACAGACACACCGCAGACCCTCAAGAAAAAGGTCAAGATTGCAACAATCATTGGGACGGTGCAGTCGATGTTTACCTACATGCCTTATCTACGTCCCGTTTGGAACAAAAATACCGATGAAGAAAGGCTGTTGGGTGTAAGCCTGACAGGTATTATGGACAATGAATACACGAAAAATCCTGAACCATCCCTTCTGGAGAGCCTTCGTAGCGTGGCAGTACAAACAAACAGGGATTATGCAGAGCTACTTGCAATCCCTCAGAGTACGGCTATCACCTGTGTCAAGCCTAGTGGTACTGTCTCACAGCTTGTTGATTCCGCCAGCGGCATTCATGCTCGTCATTCTGACTACTATATTCGCAATGTGCGAGGCGATAACAAAGACCCGCTAACACAGTTTATGATTGAGCAGGGGATACCTTCAGAACCTGAGTATCTCAAGCCAGACAACACCACAGTGTTTAGCTTTCCTATGCGTTCACCTCACGGTGCGATAACTCGTACCGAAATGAGTGCCATCGAACAGCTAGAGATTTGGAAGCTGTATGCTATCCACTTCTGTGAGCATAAGCCGTCTGTAACTATTTCAGTTAAGGATGAAGAGTGGATGCATGTCGGTGCATGGGTTTACGACAACTTCAGCATCCTATCGGGCATCTCATTCTTGCCCTATAGCGACCATGTATATCGCCAAGCTCCTTACCAAGATATTGATGAGGAAACCTACAAAGAACTAATGGCAAAAATGCCTGCCAGCGTTGATTGGTCACGCCTTCGTGAATACGAGAAGGAAGACAACACAATGGGTAGTCAGACTTTGGCTTGTTCAGGCGATAGCTGTGAGGTTGTCGATATCGTTACAGTGTAACGGTTTTTGGACATTATCGGAAAAACATCATGAAAGTGTTTTCTAGTACTCCGTTTGTCTCTGTGGAACTGCTTACCTACATGGAAGAGCAGTTCCCTGACAAACTTCCAAAGGATTCCCAGATACCTATAGATGCCTTGCGTATTCTACAAGGGCAACAAATGGTTATCGAAAAACTTAGACAACTCCACAATAACGAGGACGAAGAAGAAAATGTGCAGTCGCCCTAAAGCTCCCAAGCCACCACCGCCCCCTCCCGCTCCACCGAAAGCGGCGGCGGCAGGCCCAGAAGACATACAAACCTTCGAGTTTGAAACCAACCTAGCTACACAGAACAAAAAGAAGCGCGGCAAGAAACGATTCCGTATCAAACCAGAGGAAAGCGTCAACATGGCGGGTAGCGCAAATTTCGGCGGCACTGGCTCTTCCACCAATACTGGTGGCCTCTCCATCCCAAAAAAGGCGGCATAAGTTATGTGTGACGGCGGCGGAGGCGGCGGCGGAGGCGGAAGCTTCGGCGGCGGCGGTGGCGGCGGAGGTGGCTTCGGCGGCATGGGCGGCGGCATTGGCGGCTTCGGCGGTGGCGGCGGAGACATAGGTTATGGTGGCGGCTCTGGTGGCTCTGCTATGTACAAAGGCCGTATTACTGACCAAAAAGAAGCAGAGGCCATTGCAGATAGCTTAAATGCCCTTGCAAGGCGTAAACGCAGAGGCAAACGCAGATTTAGAAGTCAGATTGTCCAAGGCGAAAACATAGGACTAAATATCCCAGCGCAAGGCGCGTCAGTAAACGTACCAAGTTAAAATGGATAATAAAAAGAAAACTGTAGCGCATCGCTACGCTCAACTAGAGTCAGAGCGGCACACGTTCCTTGAGAGGGGGCGAGATGCTTCGGAGCTAACACTCCCAACGCTTCTGCCACCGCAAGGGCATTCTAGTGCTACCGTTTACAAAACACCCTACCAATCCGTAGGGGCGCGTGGGGTCAACAACCTAGCTTCCAAGCTACTTATGACCCTTCTACCACCTAACTCACCTTTCTTTCGCCTGACGATTGATGACTTCGACATTGAAGAGTTAGCGGGACGTAAAGACGCTCGTGGTGCTGTCGAAGAGGCATTGGCACGGCTTGAGCGCACGGCACAGCAAGACATTGAAGCCTTGGCTGTTCGTGTCCCCATTCATGAAGCACTGAAACAACTAATCGTTACTGGTAACGCCCTAGTCTATATGCCACAGGAAGGCGGCATGAAGGTGTATCGCCTTGACCGCTATGTTGTTAAGCGTGACACAATGGGTAACGTGATGGAAATCATCACTAAAGAAAGTGTGTCTCCACAAGTTCTGCCCAAGGCCGCACAGGATATAATCTACGGTGAGGGCAACAACTACAATAAGGAAGACATAACCAACGCAAAAGACTGCGACCTCTACACACATGTCTGTCGCCGTGGTGACAAGTTTGACATACATCAAGAGGTAAAAGGTGTTGAGATACCTAAGACCCGTGGCTCATACCCAGCAGAACGCCTACCATTTATACCACTACGGTTTACCCGCATTGACGGTGAAGACTATGGTCGTGGTTATGTAGAAGAATACATTGGTGACCTCAGAAGCCTAGAGGCTCTGACCCGTGCAATCGTTGAGGGCGCGGCGGCATCAGCCAAGGTATTGTTCCTCGTGCGTCCTAACGGGACTACGAAACAGCGTGTCCTGTCGCAAGCACCAAATGGTGGCATTGTGTCAGGTGACAGCAATGATGTTAGCACTTTACAGGTGCAGAAGCAGGGCGACTTCAGGGTAGCCCAAGAAACATCGTTGGAAATAGGTAAGCGACTTAGCTTTGCTTTCCTGCTTAACAACTCAGTACAACGTAAGGCAGAGCGTGTAACCGCTGAAGAAGTGCGTTTCATGGCGCAGGAGCTAGAGACTGCTCTTGGTGGTGTGTACAGCATTCTTTCTATGGAGTTCCAACGCCCCTTCGTAAACCTACTGCTGGCTCGTCTGGAGCAACAAGGCAAGATGCCTAAGATGCCAAAGGACACAGTCAAACCACAAATCGTAACAGGACTAGAGGCTCTTGGGCGCGGACAGGACTTGAGCAAGTTGGCTCAACTTCTGCAATATCTGCAACCTCTAGGACAAGATGTCATTTCTCAAGAACTAAACGTAGCCGATTACATAGACAGATTAGCGGCTTCCTTGGGAATTGATACTGGTGGACTAATCAAGTCCCCAGAACAACGGCAAGCTGAACAACAAGCCTCACAACAGGCCAATCAGCAAGCCATGATGCAAGAGGCCATGAAGAACATGGCTGAACGTGCCGCCCCTAATCTCGCTGAGAGAGGCATGGATTATTTAGAGGGGCAACAGCAAGAAATGGAAAACTAATAAGATGGCTGAGACAGAAACACTAAATACACATCAAGAACCCGCCCCTGAAACGCAAGAGTATGTCGATAGCATGGTTGCGAAAGGCGAGGCGGCACTTAATGCTGGTCAGGACGAACAACAAGAACAACGTCCCGACTGGCTTCCTGAGAAGTTCCAAGACCCTGCACAACTAGCACAAGCATATGCAGAGCTAGAAAAGCAGTTCAGTTCTCGTGATTCTCAGGAAGAACAAGAATACGAATTTGAAGAGGGTGATGACGAAGACTTTGAAAATGTAGAAGCCGCAGATGAATATCTGAAACAAAACGGCGTTGATTTTCAAGAACTGTCTGAAGCCTTCTGGGAAAACAACGGATTATCTGAAGAGCAGTATGACTTGCTGGAAGCAGTAGGTATTCCTTCAGATATCGTAGACCAATATATTGACGGTCAAATGGCTGTCGTTAACCAAACACAGGCGGCTGTCTTTGATGCCGCAGGTGGCGAGGAAAGCTATGCCCAAATGATGAACTGGGCAAGTAATACGCTTTCTGAGCGCGAACAGGACGCTTATAACGCGGCAGTAAATAGCGGAGATACAGAATCCGTTCTGCTCGCGGTGCAAGGTCTTAATGCTCGTTTCCGTAGTGAATATGGCGATAACCCGACCCTCGTACAAGGTCAGGCCGCTGATGTCACGGCGGGTGCTTTTCAGTCGGTTGCAGAGATTACTGCGGCGATGTCAGACCCAAGGTACGAGAAAGACCCCGCTTATCGGGGTGCTGTTGAAGCCAAGCTTCAGCGGTCTTCGGTAATTTAAGCTGTCTCCATTTCAAGTGTCAGTCGGTGGGGGGCTTCTTGCCCCCTGCCGCAACTTGTCTGAAGCCAAAGCAGAACCTTTGACCCCGTGCGCGGGACAATCCTTGGTGAAGTGAGTAGTGAATGCAGGAACACTTAATCGTTACAATGTAACGAAACCTACATCAACACTAGAATATCATATGAGGTGATAAAAATGGCAATGCAAGGTGCATCCAATCCAGCCTATGACGTATCCCGTCTAGGTCAAACAAACCTCTCAGGTGATGTCCGTTCTCTCTTCCTGAAATTATATGCAGGTGAGGTTCTGACTTCCTTTGAGGCCAAAAACATCATGATGCCTCTGATGCGTACTCGTACCATCAGCAAAGGCAAATCAGCTTCGTTCCCAATGTTGGGCCGTACAACTGCTGAGTACCACACCCCTGGAAATGAAATCACGGGCGGTCAGGTACGCGCTTCTGAGCGTATCGTCACGATTGACGATTTGCTGATTAGCTCTCAGTTTATTGCCAGCATTGATGAAGCCATCAACCACTACGATGTACGTTCAACGTACTCGAAAGAAGCAGGTATCGCGTTGGCTACTGAGGCCGACAAGAACATCCTGCGCCAAGCTCTGAAAGCTTCGCTGGCTACTAATGCCACTCGTGCGGCGGCTCTCGTTCAGGACTACACAGCGTTCTCCGAAGAAGACTTTACTGATAACATTACTATCGGTGCGGCTTCTGGTGATGTGACTGACCCAGCTAAATTGGCTAAGTCAATCTTTGACGCTCGTAAAGAAATGGACAAGAAAAACGTACCGCAAGAAGGTGCTTTCGTTGTCCTTGGCCCAGACCAGTACTACGCTCTGTTAGACGTAACTGATGGTAACAAGCTCGTATACATGAACCGCGACTTCGGTGGCACAGGCTCTGTAGCCTCTGCTGTTGTACCGCAAATCGCTGGTATGCCTGTATACATGAGCAACAATCTTGTTGTGTCTGACCTTGTCGAAACCTCTGGTGGTTCTAAAGGTCAATCTAAAGGTAATCGTCCGCTTGCCAACACTGCTGGTTCAGGCCGCACGACTGCTTACGACATCACCAACACTACGACTGACGGTGTCAACCTCGTTGACATTGCCGCTAAAGTCAAAGGTCTGGTAATGACTAAAGATGCCGTAGCAACCGTGAAGCTTCTCGACCTTGGTGTTGAAAGCGAATACCAAATCAATCGTCAGGGAACTCTGATGGTTGCTAAGTATGCAATGGGACATAATATCCTACGTCCTGCTTGCTCTATTGCACTCCTGAGTGTATAATTAGGATGAATGGTTAACTCCGTTCGTTACAGTGTCGGGGGATGCTCTCTTTGAGGGTGTCCCCCTTTTTTTCATTTGAGAATCTAATGTCTACAGCCACGAAGCGCGACCCTGAAAAATGGGCGAGGGCAAAGGCTCGTGCAAGGGCAAGAATGGGTGGAAAGCACTCTGCCCGTGCGATGCAACTTGCCGTGAAATACTACAAGGATGCAGGGGGGACTTACTCTGGCCCGAAGAAATCCACTAACAAATTACGGCGATGGTCGAAACAAGGGTGGACGTATGCAGGAAAGCGCGGTGCGTCCCGCTACTTACCAAAGAAAGCGATTGCAAGTCTTTCACCATCCGAAAGGGCGGCAACGAATAGAAAGAAGCGAGAAGACACTGCCGCTGGAAAACAATACTCAAGTCAACCCAGAGCTATTGCTCAAAAAACAAGAAGATATAGGACAGCGTGATGCCAGACCTAGACGGAAAAACATACGCATACAACAAAGAAGGTATGCGGAAATACAAGCAAGACAAAAAGAAGAAAATGGCTAGTAATCGCCGCTATCTAAAAAGGAATAATAACTATGCATGAGAAAGGCCACAAAGGCCCGTTTAGCAAGGTGGGTAGTAGTCAACGACTGCGAAACCAAGCCACCCGCGCACGAGGCAACCAGATTGGTAAAACGCTGAAGCGGAATGACCAGTTCAAACAATACTACGGACGCGACCCCAAGTCAGGGGCGGTGTTTCTGATTTCACATAGGAAGGGGCAACCCGCGAGATACAAGCGTGTAAACATGCGGAAACAAGGGCCATCTATAAACCCACAGAAAGGGCAACGAACAGGCCGTGACTTTACCATCGCAAAAAGAGGTAGTCCTACTGATGAACGCCGTGGACGAGTAGTCCTCGCAGGGCCAAAGGTAAACCCAAACAGAAAGCCAGAGAAAAAGGCAGAAGCACCAAAGGCAGACACACCAAGGCCCAAGGCTCGTCCAGCCACTTCTCCCAACGCATCTGGTAAATCAGGTCGCTCCTCTTTCCAAAAAGCTTATGCAAAAGCACGGGCGGCTTACAAAAAAGGTGGCGCGGCAACTTTCAAGTTCAATGGCAAACCCTACACCGTTGCTACAAAAGAAGAGCTTAAAAAGGCTGGTGGCAAGTACGGCAAGAAACTTCAGGCTATGCTCAAGAAGAACCAGAAGAAAAAGCCTGAGTCGGTTGCTACATGAGTACACCTGCATGGCAACGCAAAGCAGGGAAGAACCCAAAGGGCGGTCTGAACGCCAAGGGCAGAGCATCATACAAAGCTCAAACAGGCGGGACACTGAAAGCTCCCGTAAAAGGCGCACCGAAAACTCCAGAACAAATAAAGCGGAAGGGAAGCTTCCTAGTAAGGATGGGGAGCGCAAAAGGGCCACTGATGAAGAACGGGAAGAAGACCCGTTTGAAGCTCAGTTTAGAGGCATGGGGTCACTTTGGTGACAAAGCCTCTGCTGTAGCAAAAGGCCGTAGGCTTCTCGCCCGTTACCAAAACCTAAAAAAGAAAAAGGCTTAGACAATGGCTAACGCAACAACCACGGAGCTAGAAGCTGTAAACATCATGCTCTCGTCTATTGGCGAAGCACCTGTGAACTCTTTGAGTTCTGGGTTGGTGGATGCAGAGCTTGCTCAAACTACGCTTCATAATGTGAGCCGCGAGGTACAGGCGGCAGGATGGAGTTTCAACACAGAATACAACAGGTCATATGCTTTAGATGGCGCAGGAGAGTTGTTGCTTGGTAATGATGTACTGAAGGCTGACATGTGTGCAACACGCACAGAGAGCTTTGACTTGGTTCAGCGTGGCACAAAGATGTACAACAGAGCCGAAGGTACATACGTTCTTACAGACGGCCCAATCAAACTAGATATCGTTGTCTTTCTGGATTACACGCTTCTTCCTGAAGCCGCCCGTAGGTACATCACCATCCGCGCCGCCCGTATATTCCAAGACAGAACTATTGGCTCACAAGAGCTTCATGGTTACCAACTCAGAGATGAGCAAATGGCTTTGACTGAGTTGCGAGACTCCGATGCTGAAAATGCTGACCACTCAATCTTTGACAACTACAGTGTCGGCTCAGTCATAGATAGGCTGGGCGGAAAGGTTATCTAAATGCCGCTCATATCTTCGGCTCTGCCAAACCTCATCAATGGGGTTTCGCAACAGCCGCCTGCTCTGCGCTTACCATCTCAAGGTGAGGTTCAAGAAAACGGATTATCAAGTGTCGTTGACGGCCTCACCAAAAGGCCAGCGACCCGACACATCGCTACTCTCCCTAATATACCCGCGTCTATCTCTTCAGCTTTTCTGCACACGATTAGGCGTGGAGATAACTTAGAGTTCTACAGCTTGGTCATAACGAGTGGTGCTATCTTCGTTTATGACGAGGTAGGCGTACAACAAACTGTTAACCCAACAACGGGCGCACTGAACTACTTGTCGGGGCTTTCAGACCCAGCCAGCCAAGTAACAGCAACAACGATTGCTGACTTCACCTTCATCGTTAATAAAAACAAGACTGTTGCTAAAAGCACCACTACCTACCCAGCACGTAATCCTGAAGCTTTGGTGTATATCAAACAAGCCGATTACAGTTCAGAGTACGAGCTTTCGATAACTAAGGGTGGTGTCAAAAGAACTCAAAAGCTGACTACAAAATCAAGTTCACAGGCTGATACAGCCGCCACTCAAACGGCGGAACAGAGCATTCAGACTGACCGTATCGCAAACAGCCTTCGGCACAACGCTACGCCCTCTACAGGCTTTTTTGATAATATACAAAATGCAGTGGCATTTAGCGGATTGACCTTTAGTGTTTTTGGCAACGTCATATATATCCAAGGCAACTCAGCCTCAGATGACTTTGAGGTTTCAGTTAAGGACTCCAACGGTAACCAAGACATCTTTGCTTACAAAGGTCAGACAGGCGATTTTAAGAAACTGCCGCCTGATGGCCCAACAGGTTTTGTCATACAGGTGATTGGCGACAACGCGAAAAACCAAGACGATTACTACGTCCAACTTTCTGAAGGAACAAACGGCACAAAGTTCTACAAAGAGTGTGCCAAGCCAGACTCAGAAAAAGACTTTGATAATACGACCATGCCCCATGTGCTTATACGGGAGGCTAACGGAACATTTACCTTTAAGCCAAACACATGGGATGAGCGCAAGGTAGGGGATGAAGATACAAACCCCTTCCCAAGTTTCATTGGTTACAAAATCAATGACATCTTCTTTCACCGCAACAGGCTGGGCTTTTTGTCAGATGAGAATGTCATCTTCAGCCAGTCGGCGGAGTACTACAACTTCTTCAATACAACCACACTCACCTTTGTGGAGAGTAACCCGATTGATGTTGCGGTATCAAACAACCAGATATCAATACTGAAGCAGGCAGTACCATTCTCAGAATCCCTTCTGCTGTTTTCTGACCTCAACCAGTTCCGTTTGTCGGCTGGCGAAATACTTGCGGCAGATACTGTGGCGGTGGATGTGACCACGCAGTTTGAGGCAGACCTTTTGTCTAAGCCTGTAGGGGCTGGCAAATACGTTTACTTTGCTACCAAACGGGGTGACTTCGCAGGAGTGCGCGAGTATTACGTTGAGACAGATACAGAAACTAATGATGCCGCAGATGTCTCAGCACACGTTCCAACTTATATCCAAGGCCAGATTAGAAAGCTTGCCGCTTCATCAAACGAAGACTTGCTTCTCATGCTGACGGATGGCGAGAAGGATGTTGTGTATGTGTACAAGTGGTACTTCAACAAAAATGAAAAGCTCCAGTCATCTTGGTCAAAGTTCAAGATAGGTGAAGTGTTCAAAGCAAAAGAGCCTAGTGCAACCGTGGAAATTCTACAGGCAGAGTTTGACGGGTCAGAGATTGTGCTACTTGTGAAATACACATATCCTGAAGGAACATTTGCCAGCGGAGGCGGTGGAGTATTCCAAACCACAAAAACAGAAGTAACCCTTGAGCGTCTACAGCTTTCTCGTGATGTTACCGAAGACCAAACTGATGACAAAATACCCGTGTTACTCGACAGACGTTTCGAGGTCGGGTCTGGTGGTTCTTACACATCAGGACACAATGTGCCTTACTATTACTTAGATGATGCAGGGTCACGACAAAGTTTCAACGTGGCCTACGATGGCGTAGCCCCAAGATTTCCTCAAGTACACCAATATAGTAATGCGGTTATACCCACAGGTGTTGATGCTCACATAGATGACTTCCTGACCTTTGTGTCACAGGATGGCTCAGAGATACCCGCAAAGAATGTCCCGCAGGCAATTACAGATGGTAAGAGAGTTTGGGGTGGACTGAAGTACACCTTCAAGTACCAGTTCTCAGAGCAGGTCATAAAGAACAACAACGTGGCTATAACCACAGGACGAATGCAGATACGCAACTTCCACATCGTTTTCTCTGACACTTCGTTCTTCAAGGTCAAGATTAGACCTGATAACCGCAACGAAACCATCAAGACATTTACTGGTCGCATATTGGGGTCTGAGCAAAACAAGCTGGGTGTTACACCTATCGCCACAGGCTCTTTCAAAGTTCCTGTGCTGGCTGAGTCCTCAAAGGTAACAATCACCATTGAGTCTGACAGTCACCTACCATGTGCGTTCCAGTCGGCAGAATACGAAGCTATGTACAAGGACAGAACCCGTAGGCTTTGATGGCATACTATAGACCTTCAGTTTACGAGGATTGCAAAGTCCTTGCCCCACGACTACGCGATGTTGACTTGAGAGAAGTTCAAGCGTCCAGCGGCTCTAATGGTTTCCAATCATTAGCGTATTCGTATTGGGCTTCTTACGAGTGCAACACTATTATCAGCGACAAAGAGGACATTATCGGTATGTTTGGTGTCGCAAAGGCTACAGATACCAATGGTTTCCCTTGGCTTCTGATGTCCGATGGTATTTACGAAAAAGGTTTTGCACGGCAGTTCATCCCGCAAGCGCAAGAATGGGTTGACCGTATGCAAGAAGAAACACCCATTCTAAACAACTGGGTGTCAGAAGATAATCGCGTAGCAATACGCTGGCTCAAGTCTTTGGGCTTTATGTTCATTAACAAGATTGAGGAATTTGGTGTCGGTAAAAAACCGTTCTACGAATTTGTAAGGATTAATAATAATGTGTGACCCAGTAACTGGCATGTATATTATAGGTGGCCTCCAAGCGGCCTCTGGTTATGCCGCTTATCAAGAAGGCAAGTTCAATGCTGAACAGCAGGAAGCGGCATTCAAGAGAAACCGTGAGGAAGCTATTTCATCAACTATGCGGGAAGCTCGCGCACTTGCGATGCAAAGAGAGCAAGTTCGGGGTCAGTCATTTGATAAGAAGAGAGAGGCTAGACTAGAAACCCTTCGAGCAAAAGGACGGGCGCAGGCTAGTGAAAGTGGCGTAGTTCAAAACGCCAACGTGCTTGACCGTGAGATTACGCGCCAAGGTCTGAGGAATGCAGACTCAATAGCAAGAAACCTAGAGGCTAGAGAAGCCCAGCTTGACCTTGAACGCGCTGGACTAACGTCCCGAATGAACACCCGTATTAACTCAGTAGCCCGTGGTGTCAAACCAAGCGCAACGGCGGCTCTCATTTCAACAGGAGCGCAGGTTGCAGGAACAGCCGCAAACTTCGGTGCTTTTGATGCTGATGGGCCTTTCAGTAAACCGAAGACAACAAAAACAAACAAAGATTAACCGTTACATTGTAACGATTTAGGATAATAAGAATGGCTAAAAAACCTCAGAGGCTCTCTCAGAGCCTTGGACGCTTGCGAGCGTTAGAACAGGATACGGCTGTTGTTGCTAGTCCAGTAGATACCTTTACGAGACAAGCGGCAGTAACAGAAAGCACCCGTGCGCGGGAAATAGAGAGAGGACTTTCTCAGCTTTCGCCAGTTATTGCTGGGTATTTTAAGGCAAAAGGCGAACAACAGCGTGAAGAGGGACTCAAAGAGGGCATTACCCGCTACAGGAATGCCACACCAGAAGAGCGCGAAGCTGACATAAAACTAATAGAAAGCGGTGACCCGCGACAATCTGAGTTCTGGATGGAAGGTTATGCTCGTTCCTATCTTGAGGACAAAGCTGACGATATGGCAACTAACTTTGGTATTGCCTTTGCAGAACAAAGTGAAAATCCCAATTTTGACTACGACCAGTTTGCCGATGAATACGTTAGAAACTACACGCTACAAAACGGTCTTGATGCGTTTGATGATGACCTTCTTATAGATAATTA